AGCTCCATAGGCTACTAATTGCATTAAACCACCACCCATTTTAAATTATACTATATAATGAGATTTTTTTTTTAATTTTCAAACAATAAAAACAAAAAATATAACCTTAAGTAAATATTTTTTTTTTTTATTTTAAAAAAGAATTAATAAATTAGTTAGAGTATGCGAGACCACCCATACCACTCATAATTCTTAAGACATTGTAGTTAACTGCGTATACTTCTGCGTCTACTGAACTCTTAGTCTCAGTCTCCGCAACATCCATATGTAAAACAGCATTGTCAATTCTTGAGAAATTACATGTACCGGAAGGTTGATGTTCTTCGGGTCTTAATGCGAATGAATAACAGTATACGTATCCATTTTCTTTTTCTAATGTTTGATGATCTACGTGGGAAGTATGTTGAGCAGCACCGCCGGTGTGGTGTTGACAAGTTTGGAGACATCTAAAGTATGATCCGTGTCTTTGGCGAAAACGATCATGTCCATTAAGTTGTAATTTTGCACTTTTGACAAATTCTTTAGCTAAAGTTTCTTGACTGGCCCAGTCCGCACCACCTGGAGAAATTACCTTATTGTCAGCAGCAGCAAAATTATAGGTACCTTTAGCATCTTCTGTTTGACATACCCATACAAGTTCCTTAACAGGATGATTAAATTCTAAACTGAGTTGAGTTTTGCCACCCTTACCAACACTACATCTACCAGTAGTTTGTAATTGTTCAATTAAGTATTCGTGGGAAACTTGGGCAAATCGTCGTCTTTCATCTGTATCGAGAAAGATGTAATCACAGAATAAACAAACATTGTCTAAATGTTTAATATTAGAATCAAGTTCCGCCATAGGTGTTTTAGAAAATTCAATTGCTACTTTAACTTCATGATATTGGAGTGCGATAAGAGGAAGAGCAAGACCAGGGTTTCTATTGAACCAAAATTGAAGTGGAACATAAACCTTTCTTACTGTATCACTATCTCCTCTTAAATCACCATCAATCATTTCATTTAATTTTCGGACTTCTTCATTTGAATTGGACAATTGAGACCAAATATTTAACCATTCACCATAGTGTTTATCTATACGTTGTCCACCAACTTCTACCTCAGCTGATTTGATTAATTTATGTCCAAATCTTTTAGGTAAAATTACATCACTATTATCTACATTAACGTCAATTTCTAAATACATTCTACCAACTAAATCACCGTTTCTGGCAATTGTACATACTACTTTATTTCCAAAATCGGCAACTCCATTAAAAGTTTGCTCAATTGCTTCCATAGCAAAGTTTGTGTGTCTTCTGTATACTACTTTAAAGAAAGTAATTTGAGGATTACCTGTAAGGTAAATATCTTGAGCTCCATAGGCTACTAATTGCATTAAACCACCACCCATTTTAAATTATACTATATAATGAGATTTTTTTTTTAATTTTCAAACAATAAAAACAAAAAAATACTCTAAAGATTATATATTTTTTTGTTATTAAAATAAAAGTTATTCTATAAATTTAATTAGAGTAAGCTAAACCACCCATACCACTCATAATTCTTAAGACATTGTAGTTTGTAGCATAAGTTCTAACTTCTTTACCATCCGTTTCAGAAGATTCAGCCAAATTCATAGTTAACAACGCATTGTCAATTCTCGAGAAATTACATGTTCCAGAAGGCTGATGATCTTCTGGTCTTAAAGCAAAAGAGTAAGAGTAGATAAAACCTTTTTCGGCTCCAATTCCTCTTGCGTCACCATTATTACCTTGTTGATCATGTCCACCTGTATGATGTTGATAAGGTTGAACACATCTGAAATATGTTCCTTCTCTTTCACGGAAACGATCATGGCCATTTAATTGTAAAACAGCACTCTTAACAAAATCGTCTTTTCCTACATTAGTATCGGCAGCAAAGGCAAATGGTTCATTAATTGCACCATCAACTACTCGCCCATCCTGAACAACCCAAACTAATTCTTTACATGGGTGATTAAATCTTAATTCAACATTGGCACATGAATCTTTTTGACCAAGACAAGTTTTTCCGTTGAATTGAACTTGTTCAATTAGATATTCATGAGAAACTTGAGCGAATCTTCTTCGTTCATCTGTATCTAAAAACATGTAGTCACAGAAAAGACAGATGTTGTTGATTTTTACCCCATCATTATCTGTAGAATTAGCACAAATTCTTGCTGCTTTATGTAATTGTAAATTAAGCTTGACTTCATGATATTGAAGTGCAATAAGGGGAAGGGCAAGTCCAGGGTTTCTATTAAACCAAAATTGAAGAGGAACATATAATTTTTTGTTACCACCTTTTCCTGGAAGAGAAGCATCGACAAGTCTTTCTAATTTTTGGAATTGTTCACCAGAGTGTGATAATTGTGTCCAAATATCCATCCATTCACCATATTGTTTATCAATAGCTTGTCCACCAATTTCAACTTCGACGTAATCAATCATGGCATGACCTGGTCTTGCTACTAATGTTTTTCCACCATCAGTAATATCAACTTCTAAATACATTTTTCCTAATAAATCACCATTTCTTGCGATAGTGCAACTTGTTTTTTTACCAAGAGAAACATTACCAGTGAAAACTTGTTCAATGGATTCCATTGAAAAGTTAGTATGTCTTCTGTATACTACTTTAAAGAAAGTAATTTGAGGGTTACCCGTGAGGTAAACATCTTGTGCGCCATAGGCTACTAATTGCATTAAACCACCACCCATTTTAAATTATACTATATAATGAGATTTTTTTTTTATTTTCTATACAAAAAATAAGTTTAATTAGCCAAAATATTTAATCTCCCATTTTTAACTCTTATTATATTAAATCTCTTTATAAAAATAAATAATTCTCTATCTTTTGTAGTATTTGAATTACTTGTCATTTGTAAATCTAAATGTATACTATTAAATTTAGTAAAACTCAAAAATCCAGATGATTGGATTATTTCAGGATTTAAATTAAATGAATATGAATAGATACAATTATTCTTTACTTTCTTATCATTATCTACGTGGTAATCAGATTTAAAATGTTGATTACGCTGAATTAATCTATAATATGAAGCTGGAAATCTAGGATTTAATACTCTTCCATTTAATAAAATTGATATATTTTTAAAATGATCCGTTCTCATATAGTCATTTTTATTATTATGCCAAAAATTAAAATAATTTCTAAGATTGTTTGGATTTTTTTCTTTACATATCCAAATTAATTCCTTAACTAAATAATGTTGTTCTAATTCAATTTTTTGTCTTAAACTTTTTTCATTTTTAACAGATATATTATGAGGACCGTTATATTCTATTTGGTCAATGACATATTCTAAAGGTTGTTGTAAAAATGTTTGTTTCTCTGTTTGTGTTAATTCTATAAACTCTCCTAATAATTTACAACCTCTTATAATATAATTTTTTTCAAGTGCGTTTTTTGAAATTTTATGAAAATCATTAATTTTAATATTAACTGAAATTTTTTCATATTCTAAAGAACATAACGGAAATGCTAATTCACTGGATTTAGAAAACCAAAAAGGGATAGGTAAATGTAGAGTATATTCTTTATTTGTTTCGCCTAATAAATTAGTTTTAGTAAAAATATTAGCACTGGCATTATCAAATAAATGTTTATTATTTGATTTATATAGCGAAAAATAAGTATACATCCATATTCCAGATAATTTTTGTAAAACTTTATCGTTACTCATAATTTCTATATAATCGATTAAAGCAAATAAAGTTTCTGGAACGATTTTTTCGAAATTATTCCAATTATTAATATCCTTATCATTGTCTTGTAAAATGAATTTAACCGTTAGATTTAATAATAAATCACTTGTTTTATCTATAGTAAAATCTATAGTTTCTCCAAAATTAATTACAGTATCATTATTTTGAATTTTATTTGAATCTATTTCTACAAGAGTTTTGGCAAAATTGGTATGTCTCGAACTTTTATTCTTAAAAAAAGTAAATTCTGAATTTTTAAATAAACTATCATCTTGTTCCCCAGTAGCATTTAATATAATTTTACTTACTGACATTTTAATATACAGCAATATTTTTAAATTATAGTTTATACCATAATTTACAATATTTAATTCTGGAAAACTAATCCAGCATGTCCAGACATAACTCTTAATACATTATAATTTAGCGCAAAAATCTTAAGTATTTTATTGTTAAGAGAAAATCCTTCACTTTTAGAATTATTATGAAAATCTCTTCTTATTCTTAATCGGAGTTCAGTTTTATCTAATTTAGAAAAATTTAAACTCCCAGAAGGTTCATGATTTTCTGGATTTAGGGAAAATGAATAACTATATATACCACTCCCTCTTGATAAATCAGCATTTGAATAATTATATTGATCTTTTGTAAAACTTAAATTGTCATATCCGAAATCAGAATGGTATTGATATTTTTGAACATTTCTAAAATAACTTGCGCCTTGTGGTTTACATAATTCTGTCCCATTTAAACTTATAGTTGCGTTGATAAGTTGATCTGCTTGGTTTTCCCAATCTAAATTTCTCCAATAATTAAATAAATGGTTACCAACATTTGTTCTTTCTTTGGTTACTGGTAAATTCCAAGAGTCTATATATTCTTTTCCAGTAATATCTTTTTTAGAATTGGAATCCTGTAAAACCCATATTAATTCTTTTACAGGATGATTAAATGGTAATTCGAATTTATGCGTATATTCTTCAAAATCTAAATCACTTATTTCAGTCTTTAATGGTACATTTAATTTATCATTTATTTGTACTTGTTCAATTAAATATTCATGTTGATTTGAAGCAAATAAAACTCTCTCGTCCTTATCTAAATGTATAAATTCTGATAGCAAATATATTTGATTAATTTTAGAGTTGTTTTTACCAGAATTACCTATATTTGTTATTTTACTTCTTTTATTTAATTGTAGTTCAATTTTAACGTCACTATATTGTAGACTCATTAATGGTAAACTTAAACCAACATTTCTATTAAACCAAAATTGTAATGGAACATACACTAAACCATCTTTAAATTTTAATTCAATTTCTCCTCCTATACCATTTCCCTTAGAGTTTAAATGAGTATTGAGCATATCACATAATGATATATTTCCTTTCCCATTAAGTTCTGAAAAAATATGTAACCAATCACCGGTATGTTTATCAATAACTTGATCACCAATACTAATTTGTACATTATCAATTAAACTATGTGCTGATATACCAAATTCCTGTTGAATAGATTTTAAATCTGAAGCACTTTCTAATTCAAATACTATATACATTCTATGTAACAAATCACCTATTTTAGGTATTTTAGCATAATATTTTTTCCCAAAGTTTGAATTAGTATTCAATGTGGTTTCTCCGACAAAATTTAATACTCTATTTTCAATAGCAAAATTAGTATGTCTCTTATGTACTGATTTAAAATATGTAAATTGCGGGTTACCAACTAAATATTTGTCTTGTTCACTAGTTACTGTAAGTTGAAAGTATCCAATACCCATTATTTAATATAATATGATATTATTTTTAATAGTATTATTCTTAATTACTTTTTTTTGTCACTTTAATACTTCTGTTTTCTAAACCATTTAATAAATATTCCATAAATTTTCTAGTTTTACTATTTTTCTCATTAGCTTTGTGTAAAATTATGTAATTATCTAAACTAACTACATAGGTATATTTATAGGATAAATTTCTAATTAAGATTGAATCTTCTATATTTTTTAATGCAACTCCTCCATTTTTAAATTGAAGGTTACTTCTTTTTATTAATCTTATAGAATCCCCATTTTTAACGTTTGAAATATTTTCTAATGTGATTAAATTAAAATGTTTTACAAGCATTTGTTGCTTTTTGTTTAAGTAATCTAAATAATTTATATCCATTAATAATAATTACATAAAATAATAATTATATCTTTATATAATAATGAATTTCAAGAATAATTTAGTAAATTGTGTCACCAATGTACAATGTGAACCCAAAACAAGAAGGTTAGCTAAAAGTAATTATCAACGACCTAAAAGCACATACACAGATACCTTACAAACAAACGGTGCTTGGAAAGATAAACTAAAAAATTATGTTCAAGTGGAAGATATAGAAGATGTAAATATAAGCACTCATGTAAGATATATAACTCTTAAGAATGGATCTCAGCGATTTTGTCTAGGTGGACTATTACGTAAAATTCATCCAAAATATGTAGTTTTATCTAATGGAACATTTAGTTGGAGTGTTCAAAGATTTCATTATTCGGATGATGATACAGATAGTGAACCAGTATTTGAAACATTTTTTTTTAGAATATTATCAAAACAGGAACAGCAACAGAAAATTATAGACGATCAAGAAAAGGAACTAGAACAACTTAGAAGTAAATTAGGTGTTAGTAAAAAAAAAACGTCAGGAAAATGAATGGATAAATTTAATAAACCTTTAAGAAAATTTTATTAAATCTATTTAAATCTATTTAAATCTATTTAAATCTATTTTTTGATAAATCTTTTTAATCTCACTCTTTCTTCTTTATCTCGTTTATCAATTATATAATTAGCTATTTCTTCTCCTTTTTCATAATTCTTAAAGTATTCACCCAATTTACTTTTTAATGTTTCCTTATTGAGAGGTTTTTTAGTATAACTAACACTTCTTTTGAGTTTACCATTACCCGTAGTCATATCTTCTATATTGTAGTCTCCCATAAAAGTTAATATAACTTCTGTTAATTTTTGTTTTGCTTGCTTTTTTTCCCTAACTACTTTTTCTAATTTTCTAATATCGTCATCTAAATTTAAATATTTCTTAACTTTATCTTTAAAATTAGATAATTGGTTTTGATCTAAATCAGTCATTATATTATATATATCTTTAATTCTCTATATAAATATTTAGATTTAATTTAATAATTTATAGAAACCCTTAGTAAATAATTTATTGATACATCACTTTTTTATTAAGAATATTTTTGATAGATTCTATAGTTTTAGTTAATAAACCTTGTTCAACTAACCATAATACAGATAATATTCCTACTACTACTACTACAACAATTATTGCAGTTATTAATGTTTGGTAACTTTTAAATTTAGCAACATCTTTATTACCAACTAATTTAGAACAAGCTTTCTTAAAATCTTTATCAGTATAACATCTCAATTTACTTCCATAATTTCTGTTTGCTTTGTTTGAATTATTGTGATTATAAAAAAGAGGTCTATTATTAAATTTTTGAATATTTCTTGCATTATTTCCAGATACTTTTTTAAGATTTTCGTAGAATTTAAGACTACAATTTACGGGATTATCGAATACTACCCAGGTAACTTCTTCCGTACATGGGTATCTAGGAAGAGAACCATCATATAAAAAAAAAGATTTATTTTCCGGAATAATGTGATAGATGTTCCAATTATTAGGCATATTTAATGACCGTTGAGTTCCTCTTTTTTTAGGTATAGAATTGTAAAATTTATCAAAAAAAATTTTAGATTTTGACATAGCGTCATTAATATCTAAAAATACAGCAATAATTAATATTTTCCCAGAATTAGTAGATCTATGATATAAATGCGCTTCTACTGGATATGAACTTCCATCAACTTTATGGGATGCTGGGACAGAAAAAGAAATTTTATGTAATTCATATACATCATGGTTGAAATTTATAAAACTACCATTATCATAATCAATAATAAAGTTTTTATTGGAAACTATCATATTACATTTAGATGTTCTGTAATAAAACATTAAATCACAACTAGCTAAACATCTTCTGGCTTTTTTAGATTTAATTTCAATTGGGGATTGTTTTGATCCTTTGTCACAATATGATTTAACCATAATTAACTAATATAATTAGATAAAATAATTTGTATGATTAATATATATATATTTCATGAAATTATCAGATAATTTAGGGTCTTTTATTTTAGTTTTTATACTAACTCTTATTCTAGGATATTATTTAGGATTAGCTATATCTACTACTGTAAATTATAAATTACAGGATTTGCGATTTAAATTTCCAAGAGCTAAAAATAATATTACAATAGAAATAATTAAAAAACCACGTAGAAAATTTAAAATTATAAATGTTAAAAACAATAATAAAAAGGATGATGTTAAATTAATTAATAAACAAAATATCAATGTTGATGGAGAAGATGTTGAAAATTTCAATAATTATATAGGTAAAAGGGGTAAAAGGGGTAAAAAAGGCAAAAAAAAAGAAAAAACTAATAAACAAAAACAAAAAAGGGAACATTTTAGAAGTAAAGATAATACAACATGTCAAGAACCTAAACCTTTTAATCCAGTAATAGAACAAAGAGCTAAATACTATAATCTTAAGGAAAAAGATAAAGATAGAGATTTAATTAATTATGCCAAAAACTATAAAAAATATAGAAAAAATGAAAAAAAAGAAGGTATCGGTAATTTAGTTGCGTATAACCATGAAGACATAGAGACATCATATTATGACTATGATTTAAATATTAATTGTAAAAAAAATAAGAAAAAATTTAAAGATTCTATAAAAATTAAACCAAGAAAATATATAAATTTTGAAAAAGCTAAAAATACTGAGAAAACTACAAATAATTGGGATCATTTGCCTACACGAAAAAAACTTTGCCCAGGATTTAAATGTCAAAGGGAGTATCAAAATTGCACAAATAATCATGAAATAGTTAAAAAAGTTTAAAAATATATTTTTTTAGTGCTTGTAAATGTTTGTCTACATACTGGACAAGCTAAACTATAATTACTTAGTTCAGATAAACAAGTTTCACAAATACACATATGATTACATGGTTCTAATAAAATATTAATACTATTTTTATAACATATAGAACAGGATAGTTTTTTTTCTTGTTCTGATATTTTATTTTGTGAATTTTTAATTTTATTCTGTAATTCAAATATTATTTTTTCACTTTTCTTTTCACTATCTATATATTTTTGAATAAGAATATTTTTAGAATGACAATTTAATTCAAATGATTCTTTTAAAGATTTAATATTTAAATCTTTAGAATAAATTTCATATTTCTTATTTTCGATATCAGATTCTAAGAGTGTTATCTTATTTTTAAAGATATTATTTTCAATAATTAAAGTATGTTTATCGGAAACTAATTTATTTTTTTCATCATTTATTAAAGTAATTTTTGAATTTAATCTATCATAATTGGAACTAAAATGAACTAAATCATTTGTTAAATTAATAACATTTTTAGTTAAAGAATAGTTTGACTGATGTAAATTTTCTATAATATTATTAGTATTATTATTATTATTAGTATTATTATAAGTTGAATTTTCTAAGCTATTCATATAGCCTTAATATAATATGTAAAATATTTTAACTTATTAAAGATAACGAAAAAATTTGATTGTTATATCTCAAATAATTTATTATTTAAAGATTAAAAAACAATTGATAATAAATGGATTATAAAAACGAAAATGCAAACGAATATGAGGGGGGAGAGGAAATTGTTGATAATTCTTCAGAATTAACTGTATACAAAGACTTTGATTCAATGGGTCTAAAGGAAGATCTGTTAAGAGGTATTTATGGTTATGGTTATGAAGGCCCTTCATCTATTCAACAAAGAGCTATTAAACCTCTTATTGATAAAAAAGATATAGTGGCACAATCCCAATCGGGAACTGGTAAAACAGCAACATTTTTAATTGGGGCCTTACAGACAATTGATAAAGAGCTATTAAAGCCACAGGTTTTAATCTTAGCACCAAATCGTGAATTAGCTTCTCAAATTTTTAATGTAATGGAATCACTTAATGCTTATATGAAGTTATCAGGTGCACTTATAATGGGTGGAACTAAAGTAGATGATAATTTTAAAATTCTTGATAAGGGAGTTCATATTATAGTAGGAACACCTGGTAGAGTATTTGATATGATTAAAAGATATGTGCTTAAAACAGATAGGATTCATTCATTTATCATGGATGAGGCAGATGAAATGTTATCCAGGGGATTCAAAGATCAAATCTACGAAATATTTCAATATATACCTAAGGAGTCACAAATATGTTTGTTTAGTGCTACAATGCCAACACAAGCGTTGGAATTAACAAGAAAGTTTATGCAGAATCCATTAAGAATTTTAGTTAAAAAAGAGCAATTAACATTGGAGGGTATTAAGCAATATTATCTTGGAGTAGAATCAGAAATGTGGAAATTAGCAACATTGTCTGATTTATATGATAAACTCGCTATTTCCCAATCTATAATTTTTGCGAACTCTCGTAGAAAAGCAGAATATATTAGAGAACAATTAAAAGAATTAAATCATACAGTAGATTGTATACATGGGGAAATGCCACAAAGTGAAAGAGATCAAATTATGTCAAATTTCAGAAAGGGAAATAGTAGGATTCTAATTACTACAGATATTATTGCTAGAGGGATAGATGTTCAACAAGTTTCAATTGTAATTAACTATGATGTTCCAAGATTTAGAGAAATTTATATTCATAGAATTGGAAGAAGTGGTAGATATGGTAGAAAGGGTATAGCTATAAATTTCTGCACTGAAAAGGAATATCAACATCTTCAAAGCATTATAGAGTTTTATCAAACTGAAATGGAAGCATTGCCTGAAAACATTAAAGAATTGCTATAAATAATTATATATATTATCCAAAAAATATATTATATGAAAATAATATTTTTATATAGTAAATGTTTCAAAATAAACCTAAAAAAAATAAGTTAGAACAAAAAAAAATATATAACTGTATTGTTAAAATTATACCAACTCATATTGTATTAGATCCACTTATACCATATAATATAATTCAACAATCTAAATCAATAGGTGCTGGATTTTTTATTGATAATGACGGACATATTTTAACATGTGCTCATGTTGTTAAAAATATTATAGAAATATGGATAACTTTACCAGAAACGGGTAAGAACATATTTAGGGCGGATATTATATGTGTATATCCTGATTTTGATTTAGCTATAATAAAAATTAGGGATCATAAAAATAAATTTTTTTTAAATCTTGGAAATTCAGAAAATATTAATTTAGGAGATGAAATATATGCCTTAGGTTATCCGGATAATTCAGAATATCCAATGAGAACTACAGGAACAATAAGTGGTAGAAGAGGTGATAATATTCAAACAGATGTTGCGCTTAATCCTGGAAACTCTGGTGGACCATGTTTAAATGAGTTCAACCATGTTATAGGAGTTAGTTCAGCAGTTATTGCTGGGAGTGAAGATAGTTCTTTAATAGTTCCAATTAATGCTTTCAAAAATGTCATAGACTCTATGATTAATTCTGGTAAAAAAATAATATATAAAAATGTTTTAGGAATTTTGTTAGTTAATGGTAATGATAATTATAAGGAAATGTATAATGTTAATATATCGAATATTAAAGGTCAAATAATTAAGAAAATTCTAAAAGGATCTCCATTTAAAAAATTTGCGAAAGAAGGGGATATATTACATAGTATTGATAATTATAATATAGATTATTATGGGGAAATTTCAGTTGAATGGGAAGATGCTAAAGTTCCTTTAGAATATATTGTAAAACGTAAAAAACCTTTTAGTGAAATGGAGATATCAATTTATAGTCTTGATAAAAAAAAAATAATAAATAATAAAATTACTCTTAAAACATTCCCAGATATTTACCCTATTCGTCAAGTTTTTCCACATGTAGAAAAAATAGATTATGAAGTATTTGCTGGATTAGTAGTAATGAATTTAAATTTAGATCATATTATACAGAAATTTCATCATCTTATTCATTTGATAGTTAATGAAGAAATTTATGAACCATACATTATAATAAGTCATATTTTTAAAAATTCAAAAATAGGAGAATACAACACTATAAATACTGGATCACTATTAGATAAAGTAAATAATATAAAAGTAAGAACGTTAACTCAATATCGAGAAGCAATGAAAAAATATATTAGTAAAAATAATAAAAATTATATTGTAATGGAGACACTAAATAGAGATAAAGTAATTTTAAATTTAGATGAAGTTATAGAATATGAAAAAAAATTAATTTCACAATATGGATATTCAACATCAATAAGTTATAATTTTTATAATAAAGAAAAATGATAAAATAATAAATAAAAATATATTATAATAATATAAATGGATTTAATCAATAAATTTCAAGCTTTAACACCAGGAATGAAATTAACTATTGTATTAGTTAGTGTATTTTCACTAATTTTGGTATATTGTATGTTTAATCGTAATAATTTATTAAATACACAAGAAGAAAAAGAAGTGAATGTTTTTTCTGAAAATTTCAATTCAAACACTTCTAATGCCGTATTTACTATGTATTACGCAGATTGGTGTCCTCATTGTCAAGCAGCTAAACCAGAATTTAAAAAAATGATGAAATATAATAACAAAAAATTTGGTAATAAAACTCTTGAGTTAGTAATGGTAGATTGCGAGAAAAACCCCGAATTAGCAGAAAAAGAGGGAGTTGAAGGATATCCAACATTTATATACAAAGAAGGTGATAAAAAAGAAGTATATAGTGGAGAAAGAAATGAAATGGGTTTTATAGAATATCTTAAGGAAAAAATAGGTTCTATATTTGGATAAATCTTAAATTCTTAAATAGTATAAATATATATATTTAAAAACTTAATTAATTTTTACCTGTTTTAGTATAATCAATAGTTGGGTTTAAACCTAAACTAGTATCATCAGATTCAGGAGCATGTAATGGATAAAATGGTGTACCATATGTATTAATAGATCCATTGTTATAATTTGAACATTTTGATACTGGGGCTCCAAAGTTTTCAAAATTTTCATTCTGAATATTAACATAGGATTCTAAAGCCTTAGATGTATGTAATAAATTCATTGTAACTAAAAATATAATTGTAACTACAATTGCTGATTGAAAATTGCTTGATGATAAATAAACAATCATAAATAGAACAACACTTCTAAATAAGGGATTTTCAAATAAATTCTTAAGAGGTGTTGGTAATTTTGGATGTAATCTTGGTCCATACATAGCTAAGAAAATAGATAGAACTCCGAATAAATACGAATTTTGAACCAAATATTCAGGATTTAACATAGTTTTAAGACTTTTAACTGTTTCAGCCATTTATATATTATAAGAGGAGAAAAATTTCTCAACAGGTTTTTAAACTAATTTCCAATGTTAATTTACATATTTTTGCTTATTATCGAATTCAATAATTTTCTGGTTTTACTTAAATGATAATTAAATTTTTCACAATCATTACATTTATTACCTTTAGAACAATCTTTTTTCACAATACTACCTTGACATTTGGTAGCAACTTTATCAATAGCTTTACAGAAAAAATTTCGATCGGTTACATTTTGGAAAATTTTAAAATTTTCATAAACCACATATTTTTCCAAATAATGTATAATCAACATTGAAATAGCAAATGATATTAATACTATTTTATAATTTTTCAAAAAATTATATATTATTCCTGAAATTACAGCAGAAACAATTATTTTATATTCAATAATAAAACTTAATAAATTATTCATATAATATTAAGTGATATTTTTTAACTAAATTTATAAAACTAAATTTTTATATTTTTTAACTTGGGATACAATACTCTTAGTTAAAGAATCTAATTGGTCTAATCCAGGAATATTTGAAAATTCTTCAGTTTTTCCCATTTTTGAAGTATCTTCCGAAACCATTTTATTTGATTCTGTTTTTTTCTCATGTTCTTTACTAACCATTAATACTTTTTGTGGATTTGGATGAACTCGAGCACACCATTTATTCCCATTACCAGCAGATCCATAACATAACTCTAAACATTCTTTACTTTTGTTATTATTTTGACACACATTTGGTACTTCTTCGTCCTCTTCTTCTTCTTCCGCTTCTTCATCTACAAAATGTTCATAATTATTAAAAGATTCTTTATTTTCTTTAAAATCTTCTTTATTATCGGGAATACCTTTTTCGAAAGACGCCTGTGCTTTATCCATAATAGATTCTGGATTATAAAATTGCTCAGTCTTATCATCATCTCTAGATTTTTCAGCAGTTTCTAAGGCTGGATTTTTAAAATCCTCTTCATCATCATAAAATTCTCTAATAGTATCAAAATTAGAATAATTTTCTTTAAATTGTTCTTCAACGACAGCTTCTATTTCTTGTGAATTAGTATAAGACAATATTAAACAAAAACTAATTGAAACTAATAAAGCGGCTTGTAAATTATTAGTTGATAAGTAGGTAATTATCAATATAATACCAAATCTAAAATAATTATTATTAAACATATTTCTTACAGGTTCAGGTAACTTAGGATGTAATCTAGGTCCATATAATGCTAAAAACACTGCCAATAACCCATAAACAATAGAGTTATCTAAATTAATATTTTTTAATAAATTGTCCATTTAATTATACTATCTAATAAGAAAAAAAAGTTTAACCTGTTAATAATTTACTTCTATTTTTTAAATAAATCTTCTAAATTAATTGATAGGTTTTTAATTTTTATTTCAGATATTATTTCTTGTAGGTTAATATTTGATTTTTTGGATTTTTTTTTTTGAACCTCTTTTTTGACTAATATATTTTGAAAATAATCTTTAGTAATTAGGTAACTATTATTTATATTTTGAAGTTTTTCTTCTTTTGTTAAATTGAATTTTAAATTATTATATGTACATGACAGTTTAACAGTATTTTTTTTATAAAGTAAATATTTACTACGATCAATACTTGATGATAATATCAATAAATTGTAATACATAAATGAGTCTATTCCTTTAATTTCAACTAATTCATTATCGGATTTGGATATAATCAAAAATCCTAAAGTTTTAGATAAATTATCGTCAAAATAATCAATGGGATAATTATTACTTACACCCCCATCTACATATATATTTGAATTATAATCGATTTTATTATATATAATTGGAATTGACATTGAAATTCTAATAGCTTTATATACCATCATATTTGGTGTATTTATATGATTAAAATACTCGGTTTTTTGTTTATTTAAACATGTTCCTGTAACTATTAAAGTTTTACCAGTCTTGGTGTATAATTCTAAAAATGTTATATTTTCAGAAAGACCTTTTTTAGTAATTAATAATTTTATTAAATGTTCGATTTTGTTGCCAGTATCTAATCCATAATTTTGAAAAAAGTTAATAAGGTTTTCACCACTCACGTCTTTTAGTATTTCAAGATCTAGATTAAGAACTAAATTCTCTAGATCATTATATGTATAGTCTAATACAAATACTAAAGAAAATATAGATCCCCCAGATGAACCAATAATACTTTTAATATTTGAGTCTAAATCATTTTCTTCTAAATATTTTAGAACTCCTAAAAAAGATATACATTTTGTCCCACCTCCACTAAAAACTAAATTTTCAATCATTATTAGTTAAATATATAAATTATTTTTTTAAGTAAATCTTAAGTATTAATTTGTAAAAAAAAAAAAAATTGTTTATATAAAATAGTAATGATAAATGTTTTCGCTCTAAATAATGTGAGAGATCAAAAAGAAATAAATAAGCACATAATATATAAAAAAGTATTAAGAAAAATACATCATAGAATAAAAATTATTTCTTCTAAAGGAGATTCCTTTTGTTTTTATATTGTGCCTGAATTTATTTTTGGTGTTCCAAAATATGATACATTAAATTGTGCTGGTTATTTAGTTAAAAAGTTAAAAACAAATGGATTTAAAATTCTTTATACTTATCCGAATCTTATATTCATATCCTGGAATCATGTTCCAAGCGAAATAAAACATCCTGAAATTAAAAATACAAATATAAATAATTTAATAGAATCTTATAGTCAACCTAAGAAAATTGAATATAGGTATATTGAAGATTATAAGCCATCTGTTAATTTTTTAAATAAATTAAATAGAATAGAATATCATTAAAATTTTAAATTAGTTATTTATTAATTTATTAATTTAAAATTTAAAACTTTCTTATCGATTTAGATAAGGTTTCTAATAAAAATATGATAAATACTCCTGTTGATATAAATACAACTAAATCAAATAAGTTATCATTTTTGTTAAAATTATTATTTTGTAATCCCTTAATAATATCCCTTAATTTATCATTTTCAGATTTTAAAAAGGTTACGTAATGTTCTTTATTTTGAAAAGTTTCTTCAGTATTTGAACCATCACTATCTGATAAATATTCATCATTTAGTTTCTGTTCTAATAATTTATCATATTCATTTGTAGGTAAATCTAAATTATTTAAATTTGGATGATTTTCCATATCATCAAGTTTTTTTTCATTTTCCTGTATTATTAACCTTTTTTGTTTTTTACCTTGTTTAGGTAATCTTGTTTTTGGACCAGAATGTTCAGGTAACCTGTTATAATTTCTGGAAAATGTTTTTCTTCTTTTAACTTTTTTTTTTTTACCCTTAGTAAATACAGATTTAGCTTCTTGATCATATACATCTGTTTCTGGATATGATTCTAAAGAATAACCCATTTCTAAAGGAGTAAACCCATTATCGGGTGTAATTTTTTTAAATCTTTTATCAGATTTATTAGAGGTTAAATTTGTACCCCAAGCTTCTTCAATAGTACAGTATGGCATGTTATTATAAATCGAGAAAAATATTTTAATTAAATATCTAATTATTGGGTTAATTAAATTAATAAATAAAAAAATAAAATAGATTTCTAATAAAAATATATTTTATATATATAAAGGAATAATGGATATGTATTTAAAAACTGTAACTAATGTATTGGAAAATAAAAATGTAACTGCGGTAGTTTCTTTATTATTAGCATTATATGCTGGTTTGGCTGCTCCTGCTTTACCTAACGTTGTTATTAAATTTTTTGACACTTTTATTGGAAAAGTTCTATTTATTTTTCTTATTGCTTTTGTAGCTAGTAGAAATGTTCAAGTAGCTATTATGTTAGCAGTTGCTTTTGTAGTAACTCTTAATGTTGCCAATAAAAGATACGCTGAAAGTTTCATGAATTTAGAAAGATTTGATTCACCTATGGGCGACGATGATGAAAATGAAATGGATGATGGTGATAGCAATAGTGGCGACAATGAAGATGGTGATGGTACCGATGATGATGATGATGACAATGAAGATGGCGATGGTGCCGATAATGATGATGATGATGATGATGATGATAATAATGAGACATTTGATTCAACAGAGGAAGAGGATGAGGAAGAAGAAGAAGGTTTTGCTAATCCACATGCTTTCAGTTCAGTAGATGAAAATTTCGATAATTCATCTGAACTATTTGATACCAATGAAGATAAAAACCAATCCACAGAGGGGGTTTTACCTGCCAATAATTTATCTGGAAATCCTTCTAAAATGTATGCTCCATTTTAAAAAAAAAATTATAATAATATTAATAATTTTAATATTATTATATATTAAATGGACAATTTAAATGATATATTCAAAGTAAAATTTATTAAGAATAGTCAAAAGATGATTAATAAGCATTTAACAAGAGATAATATAATAATTGTAGGATTAATAATATATATATCTGCTATATCAATATATACACCTAGACATTTATTATCATTAATTAACTCGTCACTTGTTAGATTATTAATTTTAGGAAGTATTATATACCTAGGTAAAGATAATTTATTATTAGGACTATTTATATCAATTGCGTTATTAGTTTCAATTAATTTAGATAATACGATACATCTTACTGAAAATAAATTAGAAACCTTCAAAGAGGGGTTTGATAATGAAGAAGTTAGTAATGATAATAGTGATAACGGGAGTGATGATGATAGTGATGACGGAAGTGATGATGATAGTGATAACGGAAGTGATGATGATAGTGATGACGGAAGTGATGACGATAGTGATGATGATAGTGATGAAGGAAGTGGTGACGATAGTGATGATGATAGTGACGATGATAGTGATGACGACACTAAAGAAAAATTTAATATTAATAAATTAAAACCTGGTAAAAATTTACATGATAATTTTAAAACTCTACATAATGCTATTCATGAACTTGAAAGTTTTATATCAAAAAAAAAGAACCCTGATTAATGTTTTAAATTAAATTAATTATGTAATAAAATTTTATTAGTTTATATTAAATGTCTATTACTCGATCTAATTTAGGGTTGTTTGAAACATCTGTCCAGACAATTAATCAAAGTAAATATTTTTATGGAATACTTATGATTTTATTAAATATTGGAGCTAAATATATAGAAATTGATATTCCAAAACATCATAAGCAATTTTTAAGCAGTAAATTAATAAGAAGAATATTAATATTTACTGTTGCTTTTATAGCAACGAGAGATGTTATAGTATCACTTGTTATTACCGCTGCTTTTATTATATTAGTGTTAAATTTATTTAATAATGAAAGTCAATATTGTATATTACCAAAATCTTTTAAGGACCTAGATCTAAATAAAGACGGAGAGATATCACCAGATGAAATTAAAAAAGCCTATGAAACTCTTAAAAAAGCTGGAAAAATTAATTAAATATAAATTTGATTAACACTATCTATAATTTACTATTAATAGTCATGATTAATAAAAAATTATACTTATATCTCATATTTACTATTTTACTAATATGGAATACTAAATTAGTAAAAGCAACTACGTGCTATGATCTATGTTCAAACTTTAAGGAAAGTAATTATCAAGTAATAATATGTTTCCCAAATAGTATTAATAATTTTCAAATACCTTATATGTCGGAAGAAGAATGTTATGGTTTACAAAGTATTATTAATAAGGCAAATAAAACTAATAGTAGCAATGCTATAACATTAAATACCAATCAAAATACCGAAACAACTACAACAAGATCTCCATCACCTTCCACTGAAATAACTACTATAAGAGCCCCGTCGCCTTCCACTGAAACAACTACTATAGTTACTCCATCGCCTTCCACTGAAACAACTACAACAGGAACTCCATCTCCGTCAATACCTACAACTACAACAGGAGCTCCATCGCCTTCAATACCGACAACTACTACAAGCACTCCATCACCTTCAATACCTACAACTACAACAAGCACTCCATCACCTTCAATACCTACAACTACAACAAGCACTCCATCACCTTCAATATTGACAACTACTACAGTAGCTCCATCGCCTTCAATACCGACAACTACTACAAGCACTCCATCACCTTCAATACCTACAACTACAACAGTAGCTCCATCTCCTTCCACTGAAACAACTACTACAAGCACTCCATCACCTTCAACTACGACAGTAGCTCCATCACCTTCAATACCGACAACTACAACAAGCACTCCATCTCCTTCCACTGAAACAACTACAACAAGCACTCCATCACCTTCAATATCGACAACTACAACAGGAGCTCCATCTCCTTCAATACAGACAACTACTACAAGCACTCCATCACCTTCGATACAGACAACTACAACAGGAACTCCATCACCATCGTTGATCTTATTAACTAATACAAGCACTCCATCTCCTTCAATACAGACAACTACAACAAGCACTCCATCTCCTTCGATACAAACAACTACAACAAGCACTCCATCACCATCGTTGATCTTATTAACTAATACAAGCACTCCATCGACTTCGATACAGACAACTACAACAACAAGAACTCCATCGACTTCGATACAGACAACTACAACAGGAACTCCATCACCTTCAATACCGATAACTGTAACAGTAGCTCCATCACCATCGTTGATCTTATTAACTAATACAAGCACTCCATCTCCTTCAATACAGACAACTACAACAAGCACTCCATCTCCTTCGATACAAACAACTAC